GGTAAAACTGCCCTCGGAGTAATAGGGGCTGTCCCAGTAGAGGGAGTGCCATACTTTTACCCAGCCCACGCGGGCAAGGGTGTCTGCGTCCAAAACGTCTATTCTCATAGCGGTTCGGGCAGGATGCCCGCCTCCATCGGGTAAAAGCTGACGGAGGCCTGCAGGTAGCCGGAGCCGTTCTCCGCCTGCATACTCAGCACGTTATCGCCGGGCTGCAGCTCGGTGAGGGTGCTGTCCTCGTCCAGCTTTGCAAAGATATTCTCGGTCACGCCTGCCCGGGTCAGGGTGCAGGCCAGCCGGTCGGAGGTGCTGCGGTAGATCTCCAGCGTCTCATCCGGCTGCAGGGTAAGGTCAAAGCCGATGAAGGCCCCGGTCTGCAGGTCCACCACCTTGGGATGTGTCACCGGCATGTCGCACCGCAAGGTGGCCGTGAAGGGCACCGGCAGGCTGCCCTCGTTGCGCAGCACTGCCGCCGTGCCGTCCCGCTTGATGCCGTAGATGTGGCTGTCGTAGCACACCGGGAAGCGGAAGGCGGGCTCGTACCCGCCCAGCACGCTGCTGACGGCGTTCAGATCGTACCAATAGGGTTTCTCGCTGTAGAGCATCAGCTCACAGCGCGGGTCCGGCGTGTAGCTGGAAAAATAAGGCAGTTTTTGCAGCACGAAGCGGGTGAAATAGTGGTCGCCAAAATAGAGGGTGCCTTTGGTGAAGTAGGGCAGCTTTTTGGTAAAAGCTCTTGCACGGGTCAACGCATCCCTGCCCCAGAACACGACCGACAGGGTGCGGGACACGCCGGAGACGCTCTGCCCCTCCACGGTTGCCCCGACCTGATTGATGCCCTGCGCGGTCTGCAGGTCCACGTCGATGCCGTTGAGCGGGTCGAGAACGTAAGGGGCGTCGTAGTCCCAGCCCAGATGCAGGACGGCACCGGCGTCGGTGACGATCTTGAGATGATCCTTAAAAAGCACGGAGTCCTCCTTTCATCGTTTGCGGGCCTTGGCCTTGTCGGCCTCCCAGCGGGTCTCGCGGGCAAGGTCGGCGGCGGTCTGAGCCTTGCTCTGGATGTACTGATTGATGGTGGTGTCGCCCTCCCGGTGGTAGCTGCGGGCGGCGGACACCACCTGTGCGGTGCCGGAAGCCGCCACGGTGGAGCCGAGGCGCATGTTGTCGGAAAGCACCAGCGCCCCCGCCTGCCGGATCATATCGGCAAGGGCAGAGTTGGTCTTTTCCAGCGCTTTTGTGTTGGCGGTGATGGCATCCTCCAAACTGCCGGTGCCGGTGGTGATGTCCACGCTGCCCATGCTGCCGGAGCCGGAGGACCCGCCCGAAGAGCCGCCGCCGGATACTCCGCTGCTTTTTTTACTGCCGCCCAGACGGGAACAGATGGCCGCAATGGCAATGCCCAGCGCAACGGCGGCTGCGGCCACCACAAGGCCCATCGGGATGCCAAAAACGGTAGCGCTCAGGGCGGCGGAGATGGCGGCCAGCAGGCCCTCAAAGGCTGCACCAACCGCGCCGACGAGGGACGCCACGCCCGCAAAAATGGCGGGGAAGCTGGACAGCAGACCGCCGCTCAGGCCCTGACTGATGGCGAGGGCCGTAGCGCTCAGCGGCCCCTGCAGGCCCTGAAAGACCGACACGAGGGTGGAACCGAGGCCCTGCGCCTGCTGCCAGACCTCAGAGAAGCCGCCGGTCAGCCCGTTCACGAGCTGCCCGCCAAGGTCGATGGCTCCCTGCACCAGCTTGTCCCGGGCCCCGCCCAGCGCTTTGTTGAGCTTAGTCACGATGCCGAGGGCGAAGGACTGCACCTGCTGCTTCTGGTCGGCGGTCAGGCCGCTGTAGATGGTGCTTGCGACCCACTTGCCGATGCTCAGCCAGTCCTGATTCTTGACGGCGGTGTACAGGTCATCAAAGGTGCCCAGCACGCCGGTGTTGGCGCTGTCCTGCAGCTCCTTCCACAGGCCATCAAAGGTGTCTGCGCTGGACTTTTTGATCTGCTCGGCCACCTGCACGGTGCCGTCTGCGGCGATGGTCTTGACCCGCTCGATGGTCACGAGGGCACCGTCCACCACGTCGTCGTAGGTCTCGGTGATGACCTGCTTCTGGGTCTCGGTGCCGTCGGTCAGGGTCTCGGTGATGGTCTGGGTGGTGGTCTTGACCCCGTCTGCCAGTGTCTCGAAGGTGGAGGTGACCGTCT